CGGTCGTCAATTGACGACAGATACCCTCATAACTCACGGAGTCACCCGCCGACTCCGCCCGCACTGCCGTCAGTGCCGCTACCATCAGTTCATAGTCTTTTCTGGTCATGGTTTGGTCTCCTCAGTAATCTGAGCCGCGACCGGGGCGGCTGATGTAACGCAACATTGTTTTATCGCTGTGTACCGTGTATGGCCCCTTGTGGTAGGCAGGGGCTACCGTAAACCTCACCCGCTTGGCATCAGCCTCGCCACAACGTAGGCAGGTAATGAATCCCGCCTCGACACGTTTGGCTGCTACCTGCTCTGTTTGACACTTCACGCACCGCATAGTTCAGCCCCCCACGATAGAAAAACATCCGCCCCATTCGCGGTATGCCGACTGATCCTTGATACGCAACACGCACCACCGACCGTTCACTTCACGGGCTACGCAAATGTCGCCACGCTTCCAACCTTTCCAACCAATCATCGTTCACCTCTTGTCTGTCTTACCGTATCAATTGATACGGTGGGGTTGTCTCGCAGGACGGTTTTCGCCCTGCACCCTATTTAGACAATCCTCACGGGCGAAAGTTCCCGGTTTTTTGTAGATTTTTGATGTTTTTTACTAGGAAGTGAGTGAGGGATAAGGGAATGGGGTAGAAAGATAGGATAAGACCGTATCAAATGATACGGTGACTGGATTGAGTTATTTTTGTTGCTGGCAGTGCAGGCGTAGGAATCCGTCGTAAAAAAAGTTCTCAAGTGCAACAAAGTTTGTTCCAATGTTCCACGTGTTCCAGAATTTTAAAGTTTACGAATGCTTCAAAGTGTGGGAAATGTTGGGGGAGGGGGGTTTTTGCAAGTGCTTGATTTATAAGGAAATGGCAAAGTGTAGAGTTGTAGAATAGATATATATATAGTAAGTAAAAAAGTAATAAATAGGGGATTTGTTCCAATGTTCCACGATTTTGAGAATAAGGGGAGCCGGAGGGTATGAAGAATTTTTAGGGGCGTAGATTTATAATCAAAATTTTCTACGCTGGCTGCTCCCTGCCATGTCCGAAACGCTGCTTCTATCTTGGAACATTGGAACATTGGAACAAAACCGTGTTTTTCTTAATAGAATCAAGCACTTATCTTGTTCCAAGCACTTTTCGATTTTGGAACAAACGCTACATACCCCTTGGAACAAAATTTTCAAAAAAAGTTTGACAGGCCAAATTTCTTCGTGTAGCCTTGCTACGCAAGGCCGGAGCAAAAAAAACCGACCTCACGCAAATTGAGGCGACGTAGACCAGACTATTCTGTAGGAACTGGCTTCGCAGTAACTGGCCTCACACAGATGGAACTGGTCTCGCGGAGCGAGACCGAACCGGCCACGCTCCAAGTCACACCGTCCAGACGCAAAAAAGCCCCCGCTAGGTTTCCCTAGCAGGGGCCGCGTATCAATTGATACGGGGGGCGGTTACTTCGCCGGACGACGTTGGCCGATCTGATCGAACAGCAGCGCCACCAATGCGGGGGCGGGATTCGATGCTAGGAAAGCGTCAAGATTGGCGAGGATGGTATCGGGTGTCGGCGCCTTCTTCGCCTTGTCCGCCTTGCCGCCTTCTTCCGTGGCGGTTTTCGGCCAAAGGATATCGCAGACTCGCTGCAGTTTGGTACGACCAAATGCGAGCACCGCCGCCCAAATTTTCCTTTCGGTGGAGTCCTTTGCCCAACCATCGCGCACTGACTCCGGCGCATCCATCACAGTGCGCGCCAATTCCATATTGACGACCTCGCCGCCGATCTTGCGGACGCGGTTGCAGTACTGCGAACGGTACGCGGCGCGCATGGCTTCTGCAGCGTCCTCAAAAATTTTGGACGACCGCGCCTCATCCATGTTCAGGCCGTGGCCCAGCAGGTAGTCCCGCAGCATATCGGCAGTGCCAGATGCGCCCGATTCTATGACCGCGTTCGCCTTGTCCGTCGCAATGACTTCATCAGCGGCACGCGTGGTCAGCATAACAAGTGTGATTTTCTTCATGGTCTAGTCCTCTTGGCATGGTCGGCGCGGAGTGCGCCGCCTTCATGGAATTAGACCGGCCCGGTTCCCGATAGTTCCGCATTCCTATAAACTTTTTTTGGCTAGGACAGCGTATCAATTGATACGCGGGGGCGGCTCCGCAGGGTGAAATCGGCCAGACCGAGACCCCACCGGTACCCGACCCCCCACTGCAGCGTTGGGACTCCTATCAGTCCTACCTACACTTGAACTCACACAAACACCACGCACTTTTCCAAAATCTGGCTGACTAGACCCCCACCCCCTCGTTTATAACACCCCCCCGGTTGTCTTTTTGGTACCATGCTGTTTTACTTCGTATATATTGTGTTGACTAGGGAACTTGGCCCCAGTAAAGCCCATGCAAGATATCCTCATACCTGAGATTGACGAAAACATCCCTCTGCCTGCTAACGCGGCTGATGCCCTGCCAGACCTCACTCCCGAGGCTGAAATTGAGATGCGGGCAAGAACTATCAAACTTATATCCGACCTAACCGGCACCCCACTCTGCCCAGACGAGAATGACATCAGCGTGGCTAAAGAAATTGCCACTGCCCACCTTGCCAATCCCAAAACCCGGCTTGATTACAGCAAGTATCCGAACGAGACCATGGCGTACCTTGCCGGTCTTGTGGCGCAGAGCAACTGCGCGTTAGTAGATGACTTGTCTGAGTTGAAGTTGTACGTCGTTAATAAGTTAGTTTATGAGGTAGAACACGCCGATAGCAGCAAAACCCGCATCCAAGCCCTGTCAAAGTTGGGCGAAGTAGATGGCGTAGATGCCTTTAAAAAGCGCAGTGAAACTACGCATATCGTTAAGCCGATTGAAGAAGTTGAAAAAGAACTCTTGTCGGTGCTGGAAGGCATTGAATACCGCGTATTAGAAGAGGGACCGCCTCGTGAAGTTGGCTAGAGCAGGTACGGTAGAAGATCGGCTCGCCTCTTGTGGCCTCTGCGAACACAATAAATTCGGCATCTGCAAGAAATGCGGCTGCGTCATACAGGGTAAGACTCGTTTAGCAAACCAAAAGTGCCCAATTGGGGCATGGGGACCAGAAGAATCTGGTCTAAAGTCGCTTGTAGCCGACTAAAATGATGCAACTTTCCCCTGAAAACCTGCAAAAACTCAAGGCATCCCTGCCTAAGATGCCCGAAAAGGAGAAACGGCGCGTTGCCGAACTCCTAAAGACCTACCAAAGCCAAATAACTCAAAAACTGGGCAAGGATTCTTTCCTAGATTTCATCAATCACGTGTATTCGGGCTACAAAGTGGGGCCGCACCACCGTCGTCTTGCCAAGATTTTTGAGGAGATTGCAGAAGGGAAGAAGAAACGGGTGATTGTCAACATCGCCCCCCGCCATGGCAAGTCAGAGATGATCAGTTACCTCGCTCCGGCGTGGTTTTTAGGCAAATTTCCGCACAAAAAGGTCATTATGGCCTCACACACCGCTGATTTGGCGGTGAATTTCGGTCGTCGGGTGCGTAACTTGGTCGGTTCGGAGTCCTATCGTGACATTTTTCCTAGCGTGGAACTTCAGGCTGATAGTAAAAGTGCTTCTCGTTGGGGTACAAATTTTAACGGCGAGTATTTCGCTATTGGTGTGGGCGGTGCTCTTGCTGGTCGCGGTGCCGACCTCTTTATTATTGATGATCCACATTCTGAGCAGGAGGCTAAACAGGGCCGCGCTGATGTTTTTGAACCAGCATGGGAGTGGTTCCAGTCAGGTCCGATCCAACGACTGATGCCGGGCGGCGCGATTATTGTGGTGATGACCCGTTGGAGCAAGATGGATTTGACGGGCAAGATAATTGACCACATGACTAAGAACGACGACGCCGATGAGTGGGAAGTAGTGGAATTCCCTGCCATTTTGAATGACAAACCGCTCTGGCCTGACTTCTGGGGCATTGACGAACTGCTGGCTAAAAAAGCCGGTATGGATCCGAGGTACTGGCAAGCCCAGTACATGCAGCAGCCGACAAGTGAAGAAGGCGCGTTAATTAAACGGGAATGGTGGCAGGTATGGGAGAAGGAAGACCCGCCAAGTTGTGAGTTTATGATAATGGCGCTTGACGCCGCGCAAGAGAAAACCAATCGGTCAGACTATAATGCCCTGACTACATGGGGCATTTTCTTTAATGAAGAGACTAAAAACCACAACATAATCCTTTTAAATAGCATCAAACAGCGACTGGAGTTTCCAGAGTTAAAAGAGTTGGTGCTTAACGAATACAAAGAGTGGCGCCCTGATACGTTCATTGTGGAGAAGAAATCTAACGGGGCTGCGCTTTATCAGGAAATGAGGCGTATGGGAGTTCCGGTCAGCGAGTTCACGCCGGGCAAGGGACAGGACAAGATCAGCCGGGTTAACGCGGTGACGGACCTGTTTTCTTCAGGTATTGTGTGGTTGCCTGACCGACGTTGGGCGTGGGAGGTTGCGGAGGAGTGTAATGACTTTCCCTCTGGCACCCATGATGACTTAGTGGACTCAACTACTTTGGCGCTGATGCGCTTTCGGCAAGGTGGGTTTATTCAACTGCCAACCGATGAGCCTGCACCGACTAAGTGGTTTAAGAGCCATAGGCGCGAGTCGTATTACTAGGAGAATTTAAATGGCCGTCGATAAAAGTTTAATGCAGGCTCCGATGGGTCTTGAAGCCCTCGCTGCTGATGAAGCCCCGATTGAGATTATGATCGAAGACCCCGAGAGCGTATCGATTGGCGTAGACGGGGCCGTTATAGAATTGATGAAGGATGAGCCTCGCGCTGAGGACTTTGACTCTAACCTCGCGGAGTTTATGAGCGAGGGCGAGTTGCAGAGTTTGGCCGGGGATTTAATCGGACAGTATGAACAAGACCTTTCTAGCCGTAAAGACTGGCTGGATACCTACGTCAAAGGCTTGAAGATTCTGGGCATTCGCTACGAAGAGCGTACTGAGCCTTGGCCCGGTGCCTGTGGTTTATACCACCCGCTCTTGATGGAGTCAGCCGTCAAGTTCCAGTCCGAGACCATCATGGAGACCTTCCCTGCCGCAGGGCCGGTCAAAGCCAAGATCGTTGGTAAGGAGACTCCAGAGAAGAAAGACTCGGCTGTGCGTGTCGCTGATGACATGAACTACCAATTGACCGAGGTGATGAAGGAATACCGCCCAGAGCATGAGCGCATGTTGCTGAGTTTGGCTCTGGCAGGTAACGCGTTCAAGAAGGTCTACTTTGACCCATCGCTTGATCGGCAGACAGCGATCTATATCCCGGCTGAAGAC